AAGATATGCCAATGTTTACAAGTTACCTTACAACCCGTTGGTTGGAGTTACTGAAACAAACCGAAGACACGAAATTACTTTATGGCACGGGTTCGTCAGACATTAAAGGTTTAACCGTTTCGGGTACGGCTTATGTTGACGTATTGGAAGACTCAAAGGTTGACCGTTATATGGTATTGGATGCCGCCGTTACACAGGTACAGGCCGCGAACTTTACACCTAACTATATTCTTTTACACCCGACGGATGCAATGCTTTTACGCCAGGAACGCGACGATAACGGCGCACCGTATTTCCTTTATTCGTTAGGAAGCGGCGCACCGCAAACCATTAACGGGGCGCAAATAATCATTACACCGGCAATGACGGTTGGCGACTTTTTAGTTGGAGACTTTTCAATGGGCGCACAGATTTGGGACAGGAAGGCCGCAAACATTACGTTTTACGACCAAAACGAGTCAGACGCAATTTACAACCTTATTTTGGCGGTAATTGAGGAACGTTTAGCATTGGTTACATACCAATCAACGGCTTTCTGTTTCGGAACATTCTCGGCCGCACTTGCAAAAGGTTCGGCATAACCTTTAATTAGGTACAAGGGGTGCGGGTATAGGCCCGCACACCCTTATTTTTTTAATGCGCATACAATCCAATAATACAATCGTAAATGCAAGTAAAAGTAATAAACCTTGCCAAACGTACCGACCGTTTGGAAGCGGTTACGCACGAAATAAAGCAATTCGGAATTGCAGATTTTGAACGGTTTAATGCCGTTGAAGGGGGTTGGCTTGGGTTTAACCATTCGACAAAACAAGCGTTACAAGGCGACGGTACATTACTTTTATTGGAAGACGATTGTGTTTTTAAAGGCACTATTGACGATTTAAATATTTGTATTGCAGAATTACCCGACGATTGGGATTTACTTTACCTGGGGGCGAATTTAAAAACAGTAATTCCCGTTTACTCACAACATTTATATAAGATTCACGATGCGTGGACGTCGCACGCAATACTGTATTCAAACAAAGGACGCAGTTATTGCGCCAATTACTTTGACCCCGACGGCGGTATGATTTACGATGAATGGTTACGCGTACACGCGCAAAGGATTTTAAAATGTTTCATTTGTTACCCGATGTTAGCAGTACAGGCCGATGGGTGGAGTGACATTTGGTTTGCAAATACGACATACGGGATTGAAGACAGTTCAAAACATTTTTACAAATGATAAGGCATTGCACATACACCGACCACAATATGACCATTTCGGCGGCATTGGCGTCGTCGTCGGCTATTAATAACGGGTGTAGTGCGTCAACCATATACACGGTTGAAGACCTTGACAAAGATTTTAAAAAACGTAATTCAAAGACATTGGCAGAACCGCGCGGCGCGGGGTATTGGATATGGAAGCCGCAAGTAATTTGGCAAGAGTTACATAAGTGGAATTTTGGCGACGTTGTCGTTTATACTGATGCCGGTGTTGAGTTCATTTCTGACATAAGGCATTTGGTTAATAAAATGGGCGATAATTTTTGTTTCCTGTTCCAAAGTACGCACACGCATTCGGAGTGGACAAAGGGCGACATATTGGCAATAACGAATTCACCGCCCGCAAAGCAGTTACAGGCAACGGCAATGCTATTCCGTAACACGCCAGAAGCGAAAGGCTTTGTATTTGAATGGTTGCAGTTGTGCCAAATTCCCGACTTAATCACAGATGCCGAAAGTAAGTTGCCAAACGCACCAGGATTCAAGGAAAACCGGCACGACCAAAGCATAATAACCGAACTGCAGTTAAAATATAATATTAAGGCGCATTGGTGGCCCGCCCGTTATAACAACAAATTCAACTATTCACACACAGGGCATAATGACTACTATCCAATTACATTTAATCACCACAGAAAAAGAAACGACGAATGGCCGGTATAAGCGGGACAAGTTATAACAAATGGGTTGAAGACGGCGGCGAAGCGTTGCGGTACGATTATGATTTGAACCCTGGCGACCTTATTATTGACATTGGTTCATATAACAACGAATGGAACGAAGGCATAAATAAAAACAACGATTTAAGGGTATTGAAATTTGAGGCGCAAAACAATACGGGCGCGTGGATTTACGACGGCACGTTTGATTTGGGCGGCAACGCAAATTGTATGTCAATATTTGACGAACAGGATAAAAAAGGGTTTGAATGTTTGGATATTGCGCGCTTTATGAATGAAGAAATTGCCGTTTGCAAAATAAACATTGAAGGAAGCGAATATGAATTGGTCAAATATATGATTGCGACCGGCAAAATCGGCAACATTAAGAACCTACAAATACAATTCCACGTTATTGACGGGTTGGATTACGAAAAACTATACGAAGAAATTGCAAAAGAACTTGAAAAAACGCACGTTTTAACGTGGCGTTATCCGTTTTGTTGGGAAAACTGGACGGCAAAAGGTTCGTATTCGCAAGTTGGACAAGATACATTCGTTTTATCACAATTCCCGAAGGGTTATAAAGGGTTATTTATGGACGTAGGGTGTTCCGTCCCGAAGAAATTAAGCAATACACTTTTACTTGAAGAAAACGGTTGGAACGGTTGGGCATTTGACATACTTGATTTTTCAAAACAATGGAAAACAAGGCGGGCGACGTTTATACAGGCCGACGTATTGCAATTTGATTACAGTACATTGGAATTGCCAAAGTACATTGATTATTTAAGCCTTGATATTGAAGGAAACGGAATGAGGTTTAAAGCATTGCAACGGATTATTGATTCCGGTATTGAATTTGCCGTAATTACGATTGAACACGACGAATATAGGGGTTATAAAAAAACAGAAAAAGAACCGCAACGAAGGTTGTTAAAAGAAAAAGTGTATAAGTTGGTCAAAGCCGATGTTAAGCATAAAGGTTTAAGTTTTGAGGATTGGTACATTAACCCCAAATACATAAATGATGCTGACGTTTAGCGAGTTGGGTAAGTACGGGCGTTTGGGCAACCAAATGTTTCAGATTGCAAGCACAATTGGCCTTGCAACGCGGCACGGCTATTCGTTTGGATTCCCTTATTGGATGAATTACGACCATTTAACCAGGTTCGGCAGTAGTGAAAGTATTGATATTCAAAGTTATTTTAAAAACCCGTTGCCGAAACAGGAGGAAAAGTATTACCAAAACTTTCCTATCAATTGGGGTTACCATAATTATAATACCTTGCCCGACAACTTAAATTTAATGGGTCATATGCAAAGCGAAAAGTATTTTGAGCATTGCAAAGATACGATACGTCATTACTTTGAATTCAAACACGACATTGCATTAATGCCCGACAATGCCGTTGCGTTACACGTTAGGCGTGGCGACTATGACAACTTATATCACCCGTGCCAGGGTTTGGATTACTACGAAAAGGCGTTGTCTTATATGCCCACAAATGCCCCTATTTTCGTGTTCAGCGACGAACCCGAAAAGGCCCGCGAATTGTTGGGCGAAGGGAAAACATACATTACCGGCAACCATTATATGACCGACTTGCAGATAATGACCAAATGCACGCATTTCATTTTATCCAACTCAACCCTTTGTTGGTGGGGTTGGTGGCTTTCAAAACAAAACGGCGTTGTCGTTGCACCATTGAATTGGTTTGGTAAAAAATACACTCAAATAACCGCTGAAGACATTTACACCGAAAAAATGATATTAATATGAAAATCTTTGCACAAGTTCACGCCTACCCGCCCACACACAATGCAGGGGCGGAGTGGTACTTACACAGTATGTTGCGTTACCTGGTTGAACAGGGCCACGAATGCAAGGTATTAACGGCTGACATTGGATGCCGCAACCTTGACGGGGTACAACTGTTTGAACAGAACCCTACAAATGAGTGGGATTTGTCGGTATGGTGTGACATTATCATTTCGCATTTAGGGCGTTCGGGCCGGGCGTTTAATTGCGCCAATTTGCACCACAAACCAATTTACATAATATTGCACAATACGTTTACCAACCGATTAGTGGAGGTTCGCGGCGACGCCGGTTTAATTGTGAATTCAGATTGGGCATTGGACGACTGTTTGGAAAAGGGTTACAAACACAGGATGTTTGTATTGCGGCCGCCGGTATTTTTTAACGACTACCATTTTAAGCCGAACCCCAAAAAGCGCGAATACATTTCGCTGATTAACCTTTGGGACAGGAAGGGCGGCATTATCTTTGACAAAATAATTAAAGCAATGCCAGACCGTAAGTTTTTAGGGGTAAAGGGGGCATACGGCGAACAAACAATTGGCAACCATTCAAACGCCAACTATATTAACAATACCCCGTATATACGAGAAGCCTGTTACGAAAAGACACGCATTCTTTTAATGCCGTCAGTTTATGAATCATACGGGCGCACGGCCGTTGAGGCAATGTGTAGTGGCATTCCCGTAATTGCAAGCGACACACCAGGTTTGCGCGAATCATTGGGCGACTGCGGCATATTCATACCACAGGACGCGCCAATTTCCGAATGGGTAAAAGAAATTATTGCGTTAGATAACAAAACGACCTATACTAATTTATCTTTGCGTTGCATTCAGCGTGCAAAAGACTTAAACGATAAGTCAATGGATGAACTTGAAGGTGTAAATAAATTCCTACAATATGAACAATAAATACATTGTTAAAAGAACCTTTGCAAAGAACGCGGGACTTGCGTACGCGGGTGACGTTTTGGAAAACATACCCGAACCGTATTTAACGGATTACATTAATTTGGGGTTAATTGAACCATACGATGCAAGCAAGGAAAACCAATTGCCCGAATTCATTTCAACCGGCGGGGCAATGCAAAGGGTAAGCGATAAACCAACGCCAAAGGTTACCGGCGGCAAACCGAAAAACACGAAACGCAAATGAACCTTACAATTAAAACAGACGTAACAACTGAACCCGTTTTGGCCGCCGCGTTGCGTGGTTGGTTGGGTTTGGATACCGAAACACAGGATACAATGTTAGCCGACATTGCAAAGGCGGCAAGGTGCAAGGTTGAAAAGTTGACCGGCAAGGCCATATGTGCGCGGACGTATACATACACCGTCGAAATGCCGAATTACGGGATACTTGAATTACCTTACCCGCCTATCCAGTCAATTGTTTCAGTTAAAACTGATAACCAGGACGGCACATTTACGACATTGGCGGCCGGTGACTACAATTTAACCAATAATATGTTGGGTTGCATTGCGGCCATTGGCTCAACCGTTGTTGTTGAATACACGACCGGCACAACGGCAACAACTGAAGAAAAGCAATTGATTTTGAAGCAAGGGGCATACGATTACATACACAGGGGCGACGGCGAAAGTTTACCATATTCGCCCGAAGTGGTTACAGAATCAAAAATGCACACTATTAATTTAGGTTGGTAATGAGCGCACCCAAAATCGGCGAATTACGCCAAAGGTTAGTGTTTGTCAAGGATACGAGAACGTCGGACGGTTCGGGCGGCACAACGTCCGTTAAATCAACTGACTTTACCATTTGGGGCAAAATATCGCAGTTAAGCGAAAACGAGGTTTTACGTTCGGGCCGCGAAATAGGGCAAAACCATTGCGACATTTGGGTTTTATGGCAAAGCGATAAGATACCGACGCGTCAACATTTGATTACCTGGAACGGGCGCACATATACGATAAACGGAGTGCGTGAAATTGACGAATTAAACAAGTGGATTAAAATAACGGCAACGTTCAATGATTAAAATGGAAGTTGACACGGCAAGCGAACGGCATTTGGTAAACATTTTACATAAGTTGGGTAAACTGTTCCCCGACGAAGTGGTAAAAATGATTCACCGCGAAGGGTTAATTATTGAAAGTGATGCAAAAAGGCGTTTGGTTAAAGACTTGGTTAATTCACCGAAGAAAAAGGACGGGCGCCCGTACTATTATGGCCGGCTGAGTTCGTCAGTTCACAACATACCATTCAAAACAGGCGTGACAGTTGGAACAAATGTAAAATATGCCCCGTACGTTGAATTTGGGACGGGTGACGGGGTTAAAATACCGACGGGGTGGGAAACATACGCGGCAAAGTATAAAGGGCGTGGAGTGCGAAAAGTAAATAACCGCGCACGGCCGTTTTTAGTGGCTGCCTACATTCACGAAACGCCGTTAATTATGGCAAAAGTGGTTACACTTTGTAAAAAGAATATGAAATGAAAGACTGCAACAAACCTATACGAACAGCCTTTTTTAACCGAATAATTGCGTTGGGGTATTCGTGTTACGACCAGGTTGACGAAAAAGCAACGTCGCCGTATTGTTTTCTATATAACCAAAGCAGTTACGAAGACGATACACAGGACGGATTCGGCCAGGTGGCATTCATTTCGGTTGACATTTACAAGGAATACCAAAAAAACTTTGGAGGCAACAAGGATGTTGACGCAATTGCCGACGCGATAATGCAAAACATTTTGCAAATGCCTCCGAATCAGTTAAGCGTTTCAAGTTTTGGCGTTGTAGCCTGTACCCTTGAAGGCAACGAAGTAATTACAACAACAAATGCAACACATACAATTTTTATACGAACATTAAGATTTAAACTAATCATTTACGAACTCTAAAAATCAAACGAAATGGCACGAACCTATGTAAACGGTACTTTATTCAGAATGAAAATCGGCAATTACCTTGTCGGTTGTACCACAAATGTTAATTTTACTTTGCAACAGGATAACCCGCTGACTACCAACCAGGATTCAGAACAATGGGTTGAGTCTTTGGACTCTGGCGGTATCCGTTCAGCGTCTGGCGACTGTACCGGATTGGTTGACACCGATAGCAACTACAATGCTGAAGAACTGTTAGACCAAATTATAAACAATTCAACTTTGCCGACTTGCCAGGTTGGCGTTGTGGGCGGCACATATTATGAATTCAAGGCAAAGATTACCAACGTTAAATTGTCGGGTACAATGCAACAGGCGTTGGGCGTTGATTTCGGTTGGGCGTCGTCCGGTGCGGTTGAAAAGAAAACATCAATGAGTTCGTAATTATGCGAAGTATAACCGAATCATTAATGGGCGGCAAATTGCGCCGAATGAATTTTGGTCAAAACGCGTGGTTTGAATTTTGCAGAATGCACAATTGTGAATTAAGCGAAGCGACCAAATTATTGTTTGACGCAAAAAACCCGTCGGCATTGCGCGACCTTATTTATTGCGGGTTGTTGGTTAGTGACCGCGCCGAAATGAAGGACATTAATTATAATGAATTCACAGTTGGCGAATGGATTGACCAATTAACACAGGACGAATTAACCCGAATATTCAACGTATTGTTGTCGGGAAGTTCGGACGAAAAACCCGTAAAAAAAAAGGCCGTAGGCAAAAGCCGGTAACGTGGGATGAACTTTTGACAACCGCGTGCGAATGCGGATTAACGCCGAATGAATTTTGGAATATGACATTTCGCGAATTCGGGGCGGTTGTTGAAGGGTTCAAACGACGGGAAGACCAAAAATGGCGGCGTTCACGAATGGTTGGTTACATAACATACAGGGCAAACAGTACGAACCCCGAACCAATTGAAAGGTGGATGCCGTTACGCGGTGACCCCGTACCGGACATAAATAAAATGAAGCGCGACGCGAAACGTTTAAACGATAAAGCAAAAGTATTATGGCCAATGTAGAGGAATTGCTGATTAAACTTTCAGTTGACAATGCCGAATTGAAGGCCAAATTAAACGAAAGTGAAACGAAAGTAAAAGGGTTTGGCGACACGACAAAAAAGGTTAGTGCAATGGCCGTTGCCGGTTGGGCGGCGGTTGGTGCAACGGCCGGTATGTTAGTGCGTGAAATATTCAACGTAACCGCGTCTTTTCAGAAATACAACGCAGTATTAACAAATACTTTAGGCAGTTCGGGCGCGGCCGCGTCAAGTATGGCAATGATAAAGGAATTTGCCGCCAAAACCCCGTTCAGCGTTGACCAATTGACAAGCGCATTTGTAAAGTTAGCCAACCAGGGGTTTACCCCGACGGCCGACCAAATGCGTTCACTTGGCGACCTTGCAAGTTCGACCGGCAAGGATTTTGATATGTTGGCCGAAGCGGTAATTGATGCGAGTACCGGCGAATTTGAACGGCTGAAGGAATTTGGCATTAAGGCAAAGACCGAAGGCGACAAAGTTTCATTTACCTTTAAGGGCATTACAACACAAGTTGCCAATACGTCGGAAAGTATACGCGATTACATACTTTCATTGGGCAACGCACAAGGGGTTAGCGGTGCAATGGCCGCAATATCCGAAACGTTGGGAGGTAAATTGTCAAACCTGGGTGACAGTTGGGACACTCTTTTGGTTACATTGGGCGACCAAACAAGCGGCATTTTTGGCGGTGTTATTTCGTGGATGACGTCTTTAATTAGCAAGGCAACCGAAGTTATTAAAAGCGCAAGGCAATTACGGGCCGAAATGCTGATGAAAAACACAGGTACGGCAATTGGGGCGGCACAGGAAAACATAATTAACAAAGGCAACATTGCCGAAGTTGAGAAAAAGGATTTACCGGCATATTACAAAAACCAATTGGCCGCGTACATTGCCATTTCAAAGGCCGAAGAAAAGAGGTTAACCGACTTACAGGCGCAATATGAATTGCAGACAAAAGGAACAAAGGGCGTTGCGCAAACGCAGTCATATTGGAATGTAATACAAAACATTATACCCGACATTTCGGCAAAGATACAGGAACAAAAAAACTTTCAAGACCAATTAACCGCGTCAGTATTTACAACCATTGCGGCACTTGAAAAAGTACCTATTATAAATACCCCGCCGAAGGGCAAAAAGGAAAAGGCCGACAAGAAAGATGATTTTGCCGGTAAAATTATTGGTTTGCCAACAAGCGTTGAAAGTTACGCACAATTGACCGACGCCAAAATTAAAGAGGACGAGCGTTTTGCAAAGGAAAATACAAAGTTATTAACTGAACTTGAAAAGCAAGAGGAGGAAAGAATGGCCGCAAGCGACGCGGCATATTCGGCAAGTTTTGAAAAGAGGGGCGAAATAACGGCGGCATTTACGGCAAAAGCGGCAAGCGATATGCTATCATTTTGGGAGGAAATGAGAAGCGAGGAAGGCATAAATATGTTGACAGATTCAGTTATAAACCTTTCAATGGCATTCATTGATATGGCCGCCGCCGGTGAGTTGTCAATAAAAAATATGGTTAATGCTACTTTAGGCGGCATTAAACAGATTATACAGGCGTTATTGGCAAAGGCTATTGCGTCAACCATTGCACACGAATCTTCAAAGGGGTTGGTTGGGTTGGCGTTTGCGGCCGTTGGTATTGGTGTTATACAGGGTTTATTTAACAAATATGCCAAATTCGCAGACGGTGGAATTGCCGGTATTGTGCCAGGCAGTTCATACACGGGCGACAAAATACACGCGGCGTTGAATTCGGGCGAAGCGGTATTGAACACACGGCAACAAGCAAATTTCATGGATATGGCCAACGGTAAATTCGGAGGCTCGGGCGGTAAATTACAGGTTGAGGTTGTCGGCGTTATTTCGGGCGACACAATAAGACTTGTAAACAAAAGGTCAGTTTATTTAAACGAAAGAAAAGGTTACTAATTATGCCAAATTACGGCTATACGTTTAAGAATTTCGCCGGTGACTTGTGGCGCGTTGCCGTTATGGATACGACCGAAGAAAATGGCGACCTTTTGGCATTAAAACCAACCGAAGACGGGTTCACGCTAAATTATGAAGGCGGTACAGAAGAACCATACCGTGAAATAATAACAAGTACATTGGCATTTAGCATTTACCGCGACGCAAATTCATTGGCATTACTTGATTTGCTTGCGTACGGTGATATGAACCGATGCGAAGTATTATTATATAAAATAACGGGTGAATATGACGAAACGGCTACGTTATTTTGGGCGGGCCGCCCGTTGTTGGATGCATTAGTTAAACCCGACGCACCCGATAATGTCGGGGTTATAAACATACAGGCCGTTGACGGGTTCGGGCAACTCCAGGATTACGAATATACGACATACGACGTCAACGCACTTGACACGTTGTTAACTTTAAACGAATGGTTTGAAATTATATTCGCCAAAATGCCGGTTACATTTGTTACCGGCGCATTATGGAGTAATGCAAGCGTATGGTACGAAACACGAATGCCGTACGATAGCAGTACCGACCCAATGCAGATTACCAAAATAAAACAAAAAGCATTCGTAACCGTTGATGAATTCGGCGTATATAAAGGAAGTTCACTTTATGACATACTGATTTACATACTTACCACGCACAATTTAACGGTGCGGTTTTGGGGCGACTATCTTTTTATCCAGGATAATACATTCGTTCAGACAACGACGCGCAAATGGACGTACGACTCCAATGCAGATTTTGTAAGTACGGCAATAATCAGCTTACAGGATACAATGTTGCAACGACTTGAAGGCGGTTCATTTACATACGTTGCGCCAATGAAAAAAGTTGTTGCCGAATACGATTACTTTGAAGGCATTTACGAAAATAACCTGTTCCCGTCGGTTGTTGAATTTGATACGGCATACGAATTGACCCTTGCAACGGCGGGCGAAACAATTTCTTTAATGGGTACATTGCAAACCGATTATGAACCTATATTGGAATTATCGGGGCGCATAAGGGTTGAATATGTTATAAAAATAACTAACGGAACGCATTATTTAAATGGCGTTTTGGGTGAAAACTATTGGACAACAAACGCGGCAAGTGTTATTACATTGTATTCAAGGGGTTTTAATTCGGATGAAATTACGCAGTTATTCACAACGTTTTGGATTGACACAATACCGCCCGAAGACGGCGAACCAATCACATTTGAAGTTGAGTTTTTAAGGCTTGTTGAAGAAATAAGTTACCAATTATGGACGCCAGGAACAATAACAATGTCGCATACTTGCGTTGCCGATTCTTTTACGTCCTTTGTAAGCGTTTCAACCGACCCGCCAATGGAAGGGACATATAAATACCAGGCAACGGTTGTTGAAACGGAAAAGTATGATTTGGAATTGCGCAAAACTATACTTGGCGACGGCCCGCGCCCGAAGTGCAAAGGGGCATTGAGGGTAAACGATTCACCGGCGTTGGTGGCAGAAAAATGGGTAATTTATTCGGAAATTGGCGCAGAAGGAATGGCAATAAATTCATTGCGTTGCCGCGAAACATTGGCGTTGCGTCGGGTTGTTACCCAAAAAATAAACGGCACTTTTTACGGAACGCCGAACATTCAAAAGGGTTTTGTTTACAACGCACAATATTACGTTTTTACTCAAATAAATTGGTCAGCCAATAAAAACGAATTCTATTTTTCGGCAATTGCTTTAAACTATGAATAATGGATAGAACGAATATAACCATTGATGCGCCGGTATATAAAAAAGGTGAAACGCCGAAGTTAACGCCTGGCGTTGGCAGTTCGGTGGCGTCTTCGCACTCGCGGTTGCACGATATTACAAGCGTTTTAGACCACGCACCCGTTGCCATAAGTTACCGGAACAAATGGTTGCATACAAATGCCATTACCGGCAACCCCGAATTAATTGACATACCACAGGATACCGAATTTCAACAAGATATTAACCGTTACGGATTTTTAAACCAAACAGAAACGGCCATATCATTTGACCCCGCAACGTTTGTTTTTACGCTGACGTCAACGAATTGGTTTTATTATCGGATAGGGTTAAAATATGAAATATCGGGTAATAAAACTATACGTTTAACGCCAACCGGCACACCGCCCGCGGGCCGTTATTACATTTACATTGATGCAACTGACGGCACGTTATCCGTAAGCAATTCGGGTTGGACGTTATTGGACACTAAAGTACCGGTTGCCATTGTGGCATTTAACGACGCATTGACGCCGAAATATATTTTATCCGAAGAAAGGCATACGGTTTTGATTGACCGCCGTACGCACTTTATGGAACATTATAACGAAGGCACAAAATGGATTTCTGGCGCGTTGCCGTCCGGATATACGTTAAACTCCGATGTTGACGCAAACAAAACGGTTGCGTTAAGCACGGCAATGATAAATGATGAAGACATTGTATTAACGTTGGCCGAACTTTTACAACCGAACGGAAATGCGAACGCATATTGGCAAGTTTATAAAGATACGGGCGTTTGGGTTTGGGAAACGAACCCAATGCCGTTCAGATACACGGCGTCGGGGTATATCCAATACAACAACGCCGGTACAATGACCGAAGGCGCAACCGGCAAGGCATATAATACATATTTGTTTTTAAGTAATGCGATTGGCGACCAACGGTTTATGATTATTTCGGGTCAATCTGCATTTGCAAATGCCGCAGCGGCATACCTTGAAGATTTCGGCACGTTTGATTTGGCGGGGTTGCCCGTCGCTGAAGGCATTGCCGTTTATCAATTTACATGGACAACGTTGGCGTCGTACAATAGCAAAGGTAAATGTGTTTTAAACAGGGTTAAGCGTATAAACACAAACGTAACGAATACAACGCAAGTTGTAAGTACGAACCATAATACATTAACAGGAATTCAAGGCGGTACGTCAGACCAATTTTACCATTTGACGGCGGCCGAATATGGTGCGTTAATAACGGGTTCGGGTACTGAAAACTATTTACCTAAAATAACCGCAACAGGCAGGGGTTTAACAAATAGTCAAATATTTGATAATGGTAGCAATATCGGTGTAGGTAAAAATGGTTCTTTTTGGGCTTATTTTGATGTTGTTGGTAATGGTCTTTTTGGTGATTCGGTAGCCGCAGGGACTTATATAGGGTATAATAAAATGGGTAATGAGGAGGAGGGTATCGTATCTTATAAAAATAACGATTTAATAGCAGGCACAAAAGGCGACTTCTTTAAATTTGGAGGATATGATTCAGGGTTAGGAATATCGGTTGACGTTAATAGTGGGTATATTGGATTATTGACAGAAGAGCAAACTAGAACGCTCGACATTAACGGCGCACTCCGTATCCGCACACTCACCGAACAAACAGGATATGCTTATTTACTTGTTTCAGATGCCAACGGAAATATTGACATAATAAACAAGTCAACATTTTTAACCACAGAAGCCGATACACTTGATTCAGTCACCGACAGGGGCGCAACAACAACCAACGGCATTACAATTGGTTCAGTAAAGATAACGACAGGCGCAACAGTAGGCTATTATCTTTCGTGTACGAATGTTGACGGAACGGCACAATGGACGGCCGTGTCATCAACAGATGTTTATAAGGGTACTTGGGATGCGTCAACAAATACGCCGACATTGGCAGACGGAACAGGAACGGCCGGTTGGTGGTATAGGTGCGTTGTGGGAGGTACGGTTAATTTCGGGGCGGGAAATATTACTTTTTCGGCCGGTGATGATGTTGCCTATAACGGCACAATTTGGCAGAAAAGACCAGGCGCGGCGGGGTACACATTACCAACCGCAACAGATACCGTTCTCGGCGGTGTTAAAATAGGTTCAAATGTAAGCATTGCAAGTGGTGTTATTTCAGTTCATAATCCGTTAACAATTGCGTCTGGTTCGGCGTCGTCCTTATCACTTGGTACAGGTGCAACGGCACAGGAACTTACGATTGGCGCAGACCTTAACGCAATTGAAGTATTAAGCGGAACAAGTGGATTCCTTACGAAAACAGGCATTAACACTTGGGCGTTGGATACCAATACATATTTAACGTCGCAAATTTCACACACCGACGTTGTTGTTGACGGTGATTTTACAAGCGAAGGGTTGATGCGTCGCGGTGCAAGTTCGGGCGTTTATAGCATTGTTACCGATAATTCGACCAATTGGAATACGGCATATGGTTGGGGTGACCACGACGGATTATATTTGCCGTTATCCGGTGGCACATTAAATGACGGGGCGTTAATAACGTGGCAAAATACTGCAAGCGGTTTAAACTACAAGGGGACGTTGGCGTTTACGTCTAAAACATTTTTAGCAGAGTATAACGACGTTGACGCATCACTTTATTACAACATTTGGACGGGTAACGAAGCCGGTGTAACTACATTCGGCAAAGGCGGCGTTGTTTCAATTGATGCGGACGGCAAATTAAAAGTATCAACATTACAAGTTGAAACAAGTACAACGGCGGGTTATGTTTTAACCGCCGATTCAAGCGGAAACGCAACGTGGCAAGCAAGTGCAAACAGTTATTTTAAACGTACAGGTACGCTAATTGAAACGACAACGGCGGGCGACCGTCTTAAACTAAATTGTAATGGCTCAACGGCATTAACATTTGAATCATATGCACAAGGGAGCGGAGGTTATGCCGGTTATTTTAGAGCAAACGCAACCGGCACAGGGTATGCAATTGTAGCGTCAACCAACGACCAGGCAACGTCACTTTATTCGGCGTCGGTTAGTGGAACGGCGGGGCATTTTAGAACAGATACGGGCCTTGCGGTAATTGTAGAGGCGTTCAGTTCAAACACTAATTCAAGTATGACAATGTTGCAGTTTAGTAGGCAAACAAGCGGAACGGCGGCGGCGGGAATTGGTGCGAAAATTGATTGGTGGATTGAAAACGGTTCGGGCGGGTTTGTAAACGCGGGCATAATGGATTGCGTTTTGACAACGGTAACGGGAAGCGGTGAAATTTCAAAATTCACCTGGAGTTTAATAAATTCGGGTGCAGTACAGGAAAAAATGTCGCTGTCAAGTTTAGGCGAATTATCAACGGTATTTGGTACATTCGTTGCACCGGACGCGTGCGCACGCGAGGTTATACACATTGAACAAGGCGACGCAGATATGCCGTTTATTGAATACTACGGTACAAGTGCGGCCGACCAAACAAAAAGCATTTCGACACAGTCAGAGGTTGATTTTAGTTATGTCGGTTGCATACGCATACGTGTTAACAATCAAGATTATTGGTTTAAATATTTTACTGAAGCATAAAAACAGACATATGAAACATTTAGAAGTTAAACAGTTGTATCAAGAATTAAACATTTTACTGCGTTACCTGGTTGAAAAAAAGGTTGCGAATTACCATTTAAACTACGGCCTTGACCGCAACGAAACAAAATTAATTGAGGCAGTCAAAGCCATTGGCAAAAATATTAATGCCGAATTGTTAGAAATTGAACAAAAGGCAGTTAAATTTGCGAAGGAAACAACCGAAAAAGGGGGTAAGGAATGTTCGATTGTTGAAGCAATTGAACAAATTGGGGAAAAGAAAAGGCACGAAGAACTGATGGAAGAATACCGGCAGTTTTTGGAGGAAGAAAACGAATTTACGCCGTATTATCTTAACCCCGAAAAGTTGGAAACAATGGAAATTGAGTACCCGTATTACCAAATACTCAAAAACTTTTTGCCAAATGTATAACATAGAACTTTTAAACCTAATCACAGGCCAAAGCCATACATATACGATTGATGCGCTGAATTATTTATGCGTTTCAAAATCGGGTACGGGAGGCCATACATATAACCTTGACGCATTAAACGAACTTGCCGTTTTGGTTGGGGGTACGGGCGGGCATACATACAACATTGATGCGTTAAACAATATTATTACGGCACTTGGTGGAACGGGCGGGCATATTTATGAAAATGACGCGTGGAACGAAATATATATTGGGAATTTGCTTAATCCGTCGGTTACATATTCATTAACACTAAAGTTTGACACAAAGGATAATGCTGATGCGATGGTTGGCGATAGTGCTTCTGTTGCTTCGTGGAATACGTTTTTTGATTTACCTACTAACGGAACTGAATTTGATAATATTTCATTAAGCGGAACTGCGCCCTGTGTTATTGAATTATTTGGCGGTGCTGATATTGTTTTAAAGGCAGGGTTGTTTAGTAGCGTAGCACAGTTTGCTTCACTATTAGAAATTAGTGATACACTTGGCAGTATTGTTGAATTACAATACGAGGAAATAGATGTTGCTGAATATTATCAAGAAAGCAGTCCATTCTATTATTACTATTATGACAATAATACAGAAGAAGAAATAGAACAATCTTGCACGGGATTGGTAAGCGTAAGAATGGATGGGTTGTTAACTACTGGTGCAATTACATTTAAGAATTGCGCTGCTCTTACAACCGGCATATTCACATTAGTAACGTCATTTGGTGGTTATGGCTCTAATTTCAGTGGTTGTATTGCATTAACAACACTTACAATTCCTTCCTGTGATATGTTTGGGGAATCCGCTGAAGAAGCAAGCGCATTTAATAACATAACAGGGAATACAATAACCATAACGATTAAACACGCACTTGAATTACACGCTTCAATAGTTCAGCTAAAGTCGGACAACACAGTAACAGTTAATTATAGTGACGAAGCACCTACCAATCCACAGTTAGTCAGTGCGGAAACAGGCGAAATAGATGGACTATTTTACGTTAAAATATTTACTACAAAGGAAATTGATGGTACAATATGGAACGACCACATTGGTGATGTAACAATAAAAATAAACGGGAGTTATGCAACAGTTGATAGTGTTGAACTGTTACCTGCGCCAGATTTTGGTATGTGGTATTTTGTAACAGAAACTATTTTAAGTACCGATGTTATTACCATTACCATTATTGAAGGCAATATAAAATCAACAGATGGCGGAACACTTGAAGGCGTAACCGATTTCCCTGTAACTAATAATGTAACGGCATAATTATGGCAACGATAAAAATTTATTGGTTAAGGTTTTGGAGTGCAACCCCGAAGGCGTTGCAGAAAATTCAGATATTTTTGGGCGTTTTACTTGTGCCTATTTCGGGCGCGTTGGGCGTAATGTCACAGTATGGCATTGATATGCCTGTATTGCACAAAATATTTGTCAATGCTTTAATTACAATACCTTTTATGATTACGATTTTACAATTTGCAACAAGCAAAAAAGATATACAGGAACTTAAATAATTACTACAATGGTACTTTCGCAATACTCACACAAATTTGGTATGACTTTCGGGCAAATTTTAACCGCAACAACAATGTTAATTGCATTGATTGGGTTTGTATATCAAGGGCAATTAAATACGGCCGAATTAAAAGTTGAAATTAAGGCGTTGGATATGAAATACGATATAAAAACAAAGCAACTTGAAAGCGCGAAGGACGTTAACGTTTATAATATCGAACAGGGCCGAAAAGAAAACCGTGAAGAACATTATATTTTAAACACCAAAATGGACGAACTTTTAAAAGCCGTGCAAAAATGAAAATACTTGTTCAGCGGATTTTCAAAGGCGACGAATACACCATTGGCAAAATGTACATTGACGGCGCAAAGTTTTGCGACACGTTGGAAGACAAGGTAAGGCCATACGGTGAAAAGGTTTGGGGCAAAACGGCAATACCGGCGGGTACTTATAAAATGGTAATAACCTGGTCAGAACGTTTCAAACGAAAATTGCCAATTTTATTGAATGTTCCAATGTTTGAAGGCATACGCATACACGGCGGGAATACCGCCGAACATACGCACGGTTGTATTTTACTTGGGGTTAACGACAAAAAGGGCGAAATACACCAAAGCCAATTTACTTTGTACCAATTTATGAAGGTTCTTACTGATTCAAAGCAAACCGAATTTGAAATTACGGTTGAATGAAGATTTTTAATTATATCCAGGCCATAATAACTGCCATTTTATTGGTGTATGTATTCTTTTTGCGTGAATGCACACCGCCACAAGTTCAATACCATAACGATACAGTTGTAAGAACCGAAACGATTTACGTTGATGCCGAAAACCATTACCCAAAACCAACGATAATAACGCAGATTGATTCCTTTTGGAGTTGGCAAAGCGTTGACACGGCGGCCATATTGCGGGAATGCGTGGCAATGGGTAACGATTATAACAAAACAAACATTTACAACCGTTTTTTAAAGGTTGACACAATCGGCGGCATTGAATTAATTGATTCCGTTTACCGAAACAAGTTAAATGGCTATTCCACGCACGCACATTTTAAAATACCTGTAAAGACCGTATACATTAGTACAATGGTTGATACTAAAAAAAGATTATCGTTGCATATAGGGGCGGAAATAGGCTATAAACTGAATAATTCAATGTCAGTTGCCCCGTCGGTTATACTGATTACCAAAAAGCAAAACGCATACAAGGCGTCGTATGACCCTTTTCTGAAATTGATACAAGTTGGAGGTTATATAAATTTAACGAAAACAAAATGAAAAACAGAATTGGCGACGTCGTAACGGTGACGAATTCAAAGCGTCACAACCTGGCAAACAAAACATATAAGTATGCCCGTTTGCAGTTGGAAGACAAAACAGAAGTAAATGTAATGTTCACCGACAACGAACTTAAGGCCGGTATTGACCGCGCCAAACGCAACCACGAAGATTGCCCCAAAGTGGGTTGGTTACGAAATTTTATTGACTAAATTATTTACTTTTTGACCCGTTCAAGGGTTGGATGCACGTTAAGGCAAAGTTGTTTTAATGAATGTTCGTCTTTTCTGTTTTCGCACCAGGCGTCTAACTTTGAAATAATTTCGCCCGTTTTTTTATGCTTAAAATGATAACCTTTATTTAAGCAATGGAAGCCAAAATAGTTGTGGCGGTTGAGTTCGCCCGCGTCGTCTTTCAAATTTTCCATAAGTTTTTTTGCTAAATAACGAATAAATGTTTGTTCGTGCATTGATATTTGTTCCCATTTCCATTGATATATGTCAATGGAAACTAACGAATATATCATTGCGTATCCGTGAAAATGTCAGCGGTATTTTGAAAAATAGTAAGCAAAACGGATATATATTTGAAGACTGAAACGAACACAATTTTTTAACCCTTTAAAAACCTTCGCAAAATGAAACAGAACTTTAGAAGATTGGCATTAATTGACCGGTTCATTGTATCGGTTGACCATTTTTATGTTGTTGATATTGAAAATAGCCGTATTTATTTACAGGGCAAATACGATTCGCAACTGATTCGTAACCTTAAAAAGTGTTTTACATTTTTTGTTAATGATAACGGTTTTACCGAAGGTTGCCCGCGCAACCCCGAAAATACATTTGTAAGAATAATATTTACCTAACAAACGCCTTGTGCGAAGGCAAGCGGGAAGGGGGCAACCCGTACAAACCCCCGACTTGCCTTTGCACTGAACTTTTAAAACCCAAAACCCAATGAAAAACCATTTTAAATATGGCCTTATGCTAATCGGCATTTTTGCCATAACCCTTTTCGCAATGTTTCCCGAAAAAAATATGTTGATTATGTCGGGTGCAATTGTAGTAACATTTTTATTTACCTGGTGGTGCATTCAAACCGACGAAAACATTAACGACAATGAATAATTCATACTTTCACGGTTCAGATACTTATATTGGACATTGCCCAATGTGCGGCAAACGCACCGGCACGAATTACGACGAACTTTGCGAACCTTGCGAAGACAACCAACCCGTTAAATGCCCCGAATGCTTAAATATGGTTGCACCCGAAGACATTACTTTGCACGGGGTGTGTAAAGACTGTACCGAAAACAATGCCGACAATTTCACGGCAAAGATTAAAGAACAAATTAATATGATTGACTTTGCCAACGAACTTTTGGCCAACGTTTATTCAATTACTAACACTTTTAAAGCCAACAAACAATGAAAACAACGACGTTTAATATTACCGTTAGATTTTCACTATTGGAACTGAAAAGAATTTATCGAATTAATTATTGTGAATCAAAAAACTATAAAGTTACAAAAGATGATTTAAACGCTTGGATTACGTCACTTGTTGAAGCAGATATTTCAGTTGGTGACACAATAGAAGAGGAGGACAATTAACATTTAAACTTTAGAAACAATGACAATTATTAAAAAACTATCTGAAGCAAAGGCGCAAATTAAGGCGACTAAACTAAAAAAAGAAGGCCGAAACGATTTTAGCAAATTCGACTATTTCACACCAGCGCAAGTGGAATACCTTGTTGCAGACGCGTGCCACAAATTAGGCCTTTTAACAAAATTTGACTTGGTGCGTGACGCGTTAGGCGTTTATGGTGTTTTAACCGTTTATGAGGTTGAAACAGAAGAAAATATGGAATTCACAATGGCAACCGCGATACCTACAATAACCGCAACGAACATTGCACAACAATTGGGGGGGTGCGTGACTTACACCGAACGGTATTTGAAAATGTCGGCCTTTGGGATAACTGACAATAAGTTGGATTTTGACACTACCGAAAACACGGCGGCCGAATCAAGTAAAAGAGCAAACGACAAGGCCGTTGCACAAACCATTGCGGCACAACCCGAACCCGAACCATTGAATTGGAAGAAAGTAAGCGGCAAACCAATGTTAACCGACGCGCTTTTAACAAAGGCCATTTTACGCGCAAAATCCGGTGAAGACGTTTGGCCGTTGGTATTGGAAACATACGAAGTAACACCCGAACAGGAATCAGCATTTGTAAAAGCAATTAATAACCATTTAAAATAACGAAAAATGAACGCATTAACACAATTAAAGTATTTGCCCGAAACGCGGGAAGAACAAAAAACATTTGTTCCGGTTGCCATTGAAGAACTTGTAAACGGCGATTACTCAATTATCAAGTTTTGGGTACAGGCAACAATTGTTGCCGACACCTTAAACGAAATTAAAGATTCAAAGTTAATTAAGCAAATGGCCATTGCTGAAGCGGTAAAATACAAAGACCAGGAATTTAACGGGTGCAAAATCACCTTGTCAAACCGCACGACTTTTGATTATTCAACGTCCGGACACCCGATGTATGCCGAACTGAAGAAACAAGAAACGGAACTTAAGGCCAAATTGAAGGACATTGAAAACTTGCTGAAGGCCATTAAAGAACCTATTGCCGACCCGATTACAGGCACGGTAATTCAGCCGCCAACGTTCACCCAAACCGAAATAATTACAATACGGTAATGAAAGTAATTGCACAATGTCGCATTAAAAACGGAAAAATGGAGTTCGGCAAACGGGCCGAATTCCTTACCGACATTTCGCGGTTCAAAGACGGCAATTATACCATTACGATTGAACGAACGAAAAAGAAAAGAAGCATTGAGCAAAACCGTTATTATTGGGGCGTTGTAGTGCCGTTAGTGTGTAAGGAATTAGTTGAATTAGGTTGGGAGGAAATGACGTTGGACGGAACGCACAATGAATTGTTGAAACGGTTTAACCTGGTTGAAGTTGTGAACGTACGCAACGGCGAAATAATCAAAACAATCGGTAGTTCAACCGAAATGTCAACGTCACAGATAATGGAATATTTTGCCAAAATAACGCGGTGGGCCGCAACTGATTTAAACTTACAAATTCCCGAACCTGGGGAACAGTTAACAATAGAAATATGAAAAGGATACAATTAACAAGAGGTTTAACAACCATAGTTGACGACATAGATTACGAAAGAGCCAAACGTTTTAAATGGCTTGCAATGAAAAAGGTAAGGAAGTGCGGAACAACTTTTTATGCCGCAAGAGAATTCAGAACTTTTGGAGAACGATTTACTGTTTTATTGCATACATTTATTTTAGGCGAACCCGAAAATGGGTATGTAATTGACCATATAAACGGTAATAGTCTTGATAATAGAAGGTTAAATTTACGGTATTGCACAATAGGACAAAACTTGATGAATAGCAGAAAAAGAATAAATTGTACAAGCAAATACAAAGGTGTTCATTGGGATTCAAATTCAAAAAAATTCAAAGCACAAATACAAATAAACGGCAAAAGGACGCACATTGGACTCTTTAATAAAGAAATTGACGCGGCCAACGCTTACGACAAATATGCTGAAAAATATTATGGTGAATACGCTAAAACAAACGAACAATTAGAAATTCAATTATGAAAAAACTTTTTAAATACATTTATCGCATTTACTTGCAGATAAAAACCAAACGCAAGATGCGTTATTGGACTGAACGCACAAACCGAATTACAACTCTTTATAACCGCGCGAAATGAAAAATAACAGTAAAGCACTTGGCGAACAATGTTCAGCGAAACAACGGCTTGTTGAAACGTGTACAGGCAAACAGGCAATTATCCATTGCCGCGCAATTCGGCCCGAAGAATATTACGATATGAAGAACTTACCGGCCGACATAATGCAAGAAATTGAAAAGTGCGGTTACCTGGAATACTTGCGGTTGACGCCTAAATGCCAAATATCCGTTCCAAAAGGACGCGACGCCAAAGACTATGTTATCAACTTTATATTGCGTCTTAACAACGTCGGCGAACTGAAACAACGGTTTAATCCAATGACCTTAAACGGACACAAAAAAAAATAACGTGGTGCGTCGGAAACGGCAAAAATTAACGTACATTTGTTATGCCAAAAATTGAGAGAATGAAAACCGATTTAACACATACCCTTATAATTGAATACACCCTGCGGGACTCTCACCCGACGGCCAGGGTGTTTTTCTTTTATAGGGGTTTCCTTTTTATATGAAATACTACCTACACGATTCATCCGCATTTGAAGACGAAAAAGTATCTGAACTTTATATACAGTTCGGATATGAGGGTGTCGGTTTATTTTACGTTGCACTTGAAAAATTTGCGAAACAAGAAAAACCAATTAAAACGTCGGTGTTAAAATCACAATTAAAGGTTGGTAAAAGACTTGAAAAATGTTGGAAGTTTATGGAAGAAATAGGGTTAATTCACTCAAACAATGGTGATACTTTCAACAAACAATTGCTAAACTTTAGTGAAAACTACCAAATAAAAAAAGAAAAAACCCGCAAAAGAGTTTCAGAGTGGCGTAATAATCAAGCAGATACAGAAAATGTAACAAGTTACGAACGCGTTAGTAACACGCCTAAAGTAAAGGAAAGTAAAGTAAAGGAAAGTAAAGTAAATATTAATAAATGCGAGGCATTAATATTTCCTTTTCATTCAGATGATTTTTTGGAAACGTTCAAAGTTTTGATGAATGAACCGAAATGGCGAAACAAAACATTAAACGCATTGCAAAGTTCACTTAATAAACTTTCAAAGCAAAATGAATCCGACGCAATTGAAATGATGCAAAATGCAATTGCCGGTAATTACCAGGGTTTATTTGAACCTAAAAATAAAAATACCGCGCCCGAACCTATCGGAAAAATTGAAAAGTTAAAAAATGATATGGATTGGGCAATGCAACAATTAAAGATTAAACGCGAAATGGAGGAACAATTATGAAAAATGTAATTGAAGGAATTGGGCAAACAATTGGTTTTGCATTAACCTTTATTGGTTTAATGATTTGTAAAAAATACGGTTCATTTGAATTTGCAATGATTGTTGCCGCGTCAATGATAATTATAAGTTTAACCAACATAGCCGCGAAAAATGGAAGAAATAGTTAAATATTCAGTCAAAACAAAGGACATACCGCGCAACGAATTGGATTCATTTCTCTACCAGGTTGTTGCCGAAGCGTTCATTTCAACGGGGTTTAAGTCAGACAAAATGCAAGTAATGGCAATAATTGACATACTTTCAAAGGACATTCAAACGCGTTTTAAACTTTTGGAGTTGCCCGAAATTAAAACGGCCGTTGCCAATGGTGTGCGGTTCGTGTACGGCGAATATGCCGGTATAAGCGTGGCAACGATAAACAAGTGGTTGCAATGCTATGTAAATTCCGGCGAACATTCGGCGTACCTGGAAGCAAAAGTTAAAACACTTGCGCCGTTGTTAACTGAACAAAGCAGTAAAACGACTGAAGAAATTGACCGAATAATGACCATAGGCATTATAAGTTGTTTTGAAAAATACAAAATAACGGGGGTTGCGTATGATTACGGTTCACCTAAAGCCGATTGGTTACGCAAAAAGGGCATTTTAACCCCGTCAGAAGACGAACGCAACGAACTTAAGGCATTCGCACACGAAAGGTTGTTGGAAGACGCAGAAGGGCGCAAAATGAGTTATTCACGCAACGAACGTAACGACGCAAAACGACAAGTTGACCGCCTGTTAAAAAACGGCGACCACGACGCAGAAGTAATTGCATTGGCAAAAAATATTATGTTGGTGCAATGGTTTGAAAAGTTGATTGAAGAAAACGCAGACATTAAAGAACTTTTAAAATGACAAAAGAATATTGGTATAAAAAAATAAGGATTTCAGTACAAAACAACGATTTAAACCAAATTGACGTAATGGCAAAAATGTTGTCCGAACACCAGGACATTAGAGCATATTTGTTTGAACAGGGAATATTTGATTATAAAACAAGTATGCTTGAAACAATAAAAAAATCAATTAAATGAACGTTTTAATTGGATTTGAGGAAAGCCAGGCGGTTATGTCTGAATTTAGAAAATTGGGCCATAACGCATACAGTTGTGATTTAAAACCCGCGTCGGGAAGTTACCCCGAATATCATTTGCAAATGGACATTAACGAGGCAATTACATTGAAAAAGTGGGATTTTATAGGGTTACACCCGACTTGCACCGCGTTAACGGTTACCGGCAACCGAACATATGCAAAAGGGAAACCAAAGCACGACGAACGTATTGCGGCAATTGAATGGACAATTGAATTATGGTTGAGGGTGTGCGGTTTAACTGATTTTGCATATATGGAAAACCCGATTGGCGCAATGAATAACGACCCGCGATTAAAAAAACCGCAAATAATACACCCGTATTATTTTGGTGACGAAGCACAAAAAACAACTTGTCTTTGGTTGCACAACTTACCTTACTTGTACCACAACAAAACAGTTAATTTATTTGATGCAGAAGTTACGCACGTTTACAAGGGAAACAACGTCGTTTACGATAGTGTAAAAGGCAAAAAGCGTGCAATGTCGGAATGGTACTATAAAACAAGTTCGTTGCCCGTACATAATGGTAAACGCGCCGAAGAACGTTCAAAGACATTTCCAGGTATTGCCCGCGCAATTGCAACCCAATGGAGTGAATACATTTTAACCAAAAAAGCAAAATGAAAACAACCATAATTTTATTAATCGTAATGGCCTTTTGTTCGTGCAATCCTTATATGGAGGTACGCAAATGCCGCCCGTGCCGGTTAAATTACGAATTCAGAAATGATACTTGTTTCCAAATACAACCCAAACCGTCAAAAATTTACTGATATGGTAACGATACTCAAAAAAGACAAAGACGGCATTTTATCCGTTGACGAAAAGCGAATAATAACGCTGAAGTTGTTTACCGAAACATACGCCCGCAATTTGGGTTGGTTCAGTAAAAACGGCGACATACTAAATTATTACAAAAATGCGAAGGAAATACACACGTTTCGCACACTTAACGCCTGGGGTATCAATTACGTTGTACTTGAAGCGTTGTCGCCCGAATCAATGATAAACATACGAACTGAAACAGGCATTTACCGGATTGAAGTAAAAAGGGCGTTGGAAGTTGGGCAATACTACCATTTCAACAAGCCAGGAAAAGGCATTGAACTGCAATTTTTTGTGCCGAAAGAATCATTTATAACTGAAAAACTTTAAAAAATGGAAAAAGACACACACGAAGCCGTTATAAATTATCTGCGTTGGCAGTATCCAAATGTATTGTTTCATTCCGATTACGGCGCGGGGGTTAAACTGACAATGAACCAGGCAAAGGCGCAAAAGCGTATTCAGAACGGTATGAGTTGGCCCGACATATTCATTGCCGAACCCCGAAAACCTTACAACGGGTTATTTATTGAACTCAAAGCCGACGGCGTGAAGTTGTACAAGAAAAACGACGATTACGCCAACGACCATATTAAAAAGCAAAACGAATGTTTAATTGAATTGCGGCGGCGGGGGTATTACGCGACATTCGCCGTTGGATTTTACCAGGCAAAAGAAATTATTGACGATTATTTAAAACGATAAACTAGGTACATAATTACGGAATACGAAGTTATCAACGGAAAACGTCACCGCGTTAAAATAGTTGACGCCGTTAGGTGCAAAACAATTGCCGAAATAGTTAAATATGAACGTTCGATGCAGAAAATCGAACAATACGGCAGAAAAAAGCCGGTTGACGTTTTCGTGAATTACACCAACCTTGCAAAGCATAACCCGAAAAGCGAAAACATTGGTATGCACAATTATAGACTTATAAAATGGATGTAATTACAAATAATTAAAACAAAGACAATGAGCAAAGAACCTAAATATTGTGTTTATCCTAACGCCGTTATTGCCCGTACAAAAAACAAGCGTATAATACTTTCAAAAGAAGGAAATAGTAATGAACTTGTTTTTATTACGATTGACGGGGTTAACGCAAAAAGATGCAAACACACACCAATTAGGAATGTTGGCGCGCAAACAACCCTGTTATTAAGTGATGAAGCAATAGAACATTTACAGATTATTATTGAAGCATATATAAAAAATATAATTAACGAATTACCGCAACAACAAGCGTTATGAACCAAAATTTAATTACGTCAATTGTAAGGCCGCACGTTTGTATTGAAATTGCGTGCCAGGCCGCCGAAATTACCCCGCGCGAACTGATGAAGCCGCACACACAGGAAAAGCATATTACTTACGCCCGTTTCCTTTGCTTTTACATTCTAAAAAAGTACGGCAACTGCGAATGTATGCGAATTGGCGAACTGTTCAACGTCGGGCATTCAACCATTCGGCAAGGGTTAGAATCCGTTTACAGGATACAGGCCGAACCACGAAGCAAAGACGAAAAAAGGTTGGTACGGAATATTGAAGTATGCAGTTCGT